AAGGTCATTAGTATTAAAAAGTTCCATCATAGATGTTGCTTTTCCTAAGTTCATACCAGTACCTGTTCCTGATGAGTTGTTCGCAAGAGTCGTAGCTCCATTCATAATCCCAGTTAATACACTGTCAGTTTTTCTACCTAAAGCATATGCTGCAGATTGTGCAACTATTTGTCTTTCGTCAATGTTTACCTTTAACTCGTCTAGCTTGTCAACGTAATCAGCTGCATAGTAATCAGTTAAAGTTGCGCTCACGTTAGAGTGAGATAGATCCATTGCTACTACTTCGGCATGTCTTGCTTTAGTGTTAGCTGCACCTTTTGCAACCTTCTGAAACTTAACAGTGTTACCATTAACGCCATTCACAGTTCTTATAAGATTCTTTAATTTAGAACCCATTCTTTGATAAGCCATGTGAACTTCTGCTTCAAACTGAGTAATAAAGGCATTTGTTATTGATGTTGCCATTTTATTGTCCTTTGTTTGTTGTTAAGTTACGTTATTTCCGATTATCTTACAAATGCAGTGGTTTGTTATCCTTAAGGGCAAACATTAAACATTTTTAAGGTCTTACAATAAAAATAGATTTGTTTAATTATTTAAACAACGCACAATTACATCCATATTTTAGGAATAGTAATTACTTCACCAAATTCTATATTACCTTTTTTGTCATACGAGTATGTTCCAAATAATGTAATATATTTTTTAGTTTCTTTGTATATCCACATTTGACTAGATACAGCTTTTGCAGGTTCATGTTCATCCATATCAGATTTACTAATCCAACCTGTATCACTAATTGCATCTAGCCAATGCAAATCTTTTTTAAGTTTTTTATACTTAAATTTATTTTTTTGATTCGTATGCTTTTTCATACAACTCTGTTACACGTTTTATATAACTATCATCTCTTTTATTAGAATCATAATATCTAGGATCATTCATCATAGATTTTAAATCTACTAAATCTGGAGTTACAGATACTTGTGTTGGTGTTGTAGGCATAGGACTATCTTTTGTCATAGTCATAATTTCTTCTATTGCTTTAACTCCTTCAGCTGTTGATGCTATACTTGAAAAAGTATTATATGCTTCTGGTGATAAATTTTTTTTCGACCAAAGCTCAGCAGCTTCAACTCTTTCTTTAGATGAATCTCCTAACTTTTCCATTTCAGTATTAACATTTGGTAAAGTTGCCATTGCATTTGTTATAAAAACATTAACACCTTCATCAAATTGTTCTTGAGATAAACCATTTTTTTTAGCTGTATCTTTCCACCATTGTACTATTTCCATATCATCTGATACAGATACATCTACATTTTCTGGAAGTTCTGGAAGATTAACTTTATATTCTTCTGGTGTTTTACCAAGTCTTTCTTGTTCTAAATCTTGTCTAACTTGTTTAGAAAGATCTTCTGTTCTTGAGCCTAATTTTTTCTCAAGAGCATTATAACTTGAAGCTAAGTTTTCTAAATTAACTTCTTTTCTATCAGCATCCCAAAATTTATCTTGTACAAATTCTGGTTTATCGCTTACAGTTTGTTCTTGTGTTTCTGTGGCGATTGGTGCTGTTGCATTATCATCTACCATCTTGTTCTCCTTTTTTTATTCTTGTTTGTATTACAGCTGTTAAAAATCTCATTCCTTCTAAATGAAATAATTTATTACTGTCTATATTAGGACCAGCAACTGCTTCAGTTGTAATTGATTTAATATATTCAAGAATTTTTTTTCCATTTTCATCCTTAAATACACCTGCAAAAATTTTATTAAGATTACGTTCTTCTTCGTCTGTTCTAACGTAACCATCAATAGATTGTGCAGGGATTGGTTTTTTTTGTTTAAGTCCATCCCAACTCATTATTCTGGTACTTCTCCTTCATTAGGGGCAGTTTGTAATTGACTTATCTGTTGTACTATTTGCTGTTGTTCTCCTTCATCACGAATAAGTTTTTCTGGTAAATTCATTTTTTCAGCTAAATATTTTGCAGTTTCATTTTGATTTACAATTACATTAATCATTTGTGGGCCAAAAGTACCTGCAATAATTTCGTTAAATCTATTTACATCAGAAACATCTTGCATGTGTTGAGCTTGGGCTAATGGTGATCTAGCTCCTATTTTAACTTCTCTACCATTAACTTTAGGTAATTCTATTCTACCTTGTTTAGATAATATTCTAATTATTCTTTTTAATAATGGATGTATAAATTCAGATTGTAATCTTCCAAAAGAAGAACCTATCTGTCTTGATAAATCTGCCATTCTTTCAGAAACTTCTGTTGCTGTCATTGGAGTTCCTTCTGGTCTTCCAAGAGCTTCCATGTATAAAGCTTTTTTAATATTTTGCCTCATATCATTTAATACTAACTGAGCTACATCAAAGTTAGATGCAGATTGTATAGCATTTAATCCTCTTGATCCTGGTGCTACTGGTATTAATGAACCAGGTACTAATGCAATATTATCTGGATTAATTACACCATCATCTTCATAAGTATAAACTCCAGATACTGACATTTGTGCATTTTGCAATATTAATTCTACAGTTAAATTACAAGTTTTTATTGCACCCATAGCATTAAATACTGGTCCTCTGCCATAAACTTCTCCAGAAGCTTTATTCCATCTAAATACTAAGTATGGATTAGATCCTTCGCCTGTATATTCTTCTTCAAATATAACTGCTTTAGGATTTTCTAGAACTACACAATATTTATATTTTTCTTCATTATGTAAATGAATTTTATATACTGCTTCAATAATTGTTAATTCTTTTTTTTGTTGAAGTAAATCAAAGTTTTCTGGCATAATTGCTTTAGGATATAAAACTTTAACATGTTCTGGTTTTACTTTTCTTGTTCTATATACTGTATCTATTTTACCATCTGGGCCATTTAATAAACATATTTTAGGTAATGGAACAGCTGTAAATTTAACAGGATTAACTGCATCACCTTCTTCTACTAACATACATCCAGTACCTACTGCTAAATCCATAAATGCTTCATGTACTTCTTGATTAAAGTTTGAGTTTTGTAATACTTCAAAAACATATTCAGTAATTTTATCTAACTGTAAATTAACTTGTGATTTTTGTTCTTCTGGTATTTCTACACCTGCTTGGAAGTCTGCCCATCTTGCAAAAGTTGGAACAATTCCAGACTGTAGTCTAGATGCAAATTCTTGCACACCTACTACTGCTGTTTCATCAAAAATTTTATCAGTTCTTTTTTGTCCAGGCGACTCATCATAAAAAGATTCTCTATTAGGTAAGCAATACTCATATGCTTCTTCAAACTTTTCTCTCCAATGATCTTTAACAGATACTGCTTCTTTATACTTTTCTAATATACCTGTTGCTTTATTCGAAGTATTTAATTGTGGTGTATTATCAATTGTATAGTCCATTATTTTTTTCTCCACTTGTTTTTAAGTTCTATAGTAAAAACTTGTAATTTAAAAACTATTTTATTTATAAATTTCTTCATCTAAATCTTTTAGTTTTTGCTGCGATACTTTTTGGTTGTTTAACAAACTGTTTTCCTTTTTTATTACCACGTGCTTTAGCTGCGTTAGTTGCTGATTTTTCTTTAGCTGTAAGAGCTTTCCAAGCTTTCTTAGGTAAATATCTTCGTTTGCCTTCTGATTTTTTACCACTACTTGTTTGCCATTTTTGTTTGCCCCATTTACTGAGTTTGTTAGATGAAGACTTAGATCCTCTATAGCCTCCACCTGCTTTTTTATAAATTTTGACAGCAAGTTGCATAGCCCTAGCACTGTGTTTTCCTCCCATTTTTGCTTTAGCTTGAGCTTTAGCTCTAGCCCATAAAGCAGGTTTAGTTTTCTTTGCAGTAGCCATTAAGCTTTTTTCTTATGTCTATTTGCAAAATTTCTTGCAGCAGCTACACTTCCAAATCCCCAAGCTTTTAATGCTAAAGCTTTTCTAGTTGGTCTGCCTTTACTATCTTTCATTGGTCCTTTCATTCCTGCAAACCTTGCAGCAAATGATACTCTACGAGGATTAGTACCTTTTTTAACAGGAGCTTTTAAATTAGATCCTTCTTTACGTTTAAAAAAAGCTCTACCTCTAGCATTTAATCCTCCTTTAGGATTTTGATAAACTTTTGCTACCATTATCCAAAGAAACCTCTACCACCTGCTTTACCAAATAAAGATCTAGAACCTATGATTCCTTTAGCAACTTTTTTATCATAAATTGCTTTTTCTTTTTCTAATTTTTTTTTCTCTTTCTTCTTCAATTTTAACTGCCTCTGGAACTGTTGGTACAGGTTTTGGTTTTGGTTTTGGTTTTGGTTGTACTTTTGGTGCTGGTGGTTTTGGTTTTTTAAACGGATTTCCCATTATATCTCCTCGTCTATGTCATCAAAATCATATGATGTTAAAGAACCCATGTTATCTTCCATTTCTTGTAATAAATTATCTTCTTGATCATGAAGATCTCTTATTTCATCTATAATTTCTTGCAATGATTTTTTCTTTAGTTTTGGCATTTGTTTTCCAAAATGACTTATATCCTGCTTTTATCAACGCACAATATAATTGATATGGAGTAAAGATATACCATTTGTAAAAACCAATTAATCTCATAATAAATGAAACACAAGTCATATCTTTAATTCTTAATGTATGCCACTGATTTTTAACTGGACATCTTAAGACTTTAAAATTTTTTAAATAAAAAAGCATGTCTTCAATATCTTTTTTTTCAAGATAAGTTAGTTTTATTCCTAGATGAGTAAATTCTAAATGAACCCATAAATCATTTTTTTCTGAATAAGATAAAGCTCCACAATGTTTAAATCCTTTTTTTAAAAAGGTAAACCAATCAGAATCACTATGATCATCAGATTCATAGAAATATATTAACCATTCCGTTTGAATATGTCCCATACTTTTCTTTTATTTGCACCAGGCTTTTGAAATACATCCCATTGTTTTTTAGCAACAGTTGGCTGTGTTTGTATTTTACCAGACATCATTGTTCTACCTTCACCAGCTCCCATCATTAAATATTGTAAAGCATCATGAACGTGAGAGTATCTATTCTTTAATGGTTTTTCATCATATCTATCTCCAGATACTTGAAGTCTTCTATAATGATAACCACCATTAAAACCTTTTTTGAGATTAATACAATCAGTACTCATATTAAATCCTGGTGATCCATCTACTAATCTTGCAAGTGTAGAATCAACAGCTTCTATTCTTAAAGCAACATCATTAGATGGTGCAGGTATAGCTTTTAATCCACAGTTTCTCATAATTTGAAATGGAGTTCTTTCATCTGTTTGTGATCTAAAATCTCCAGCAGGATCTCCATAGATCATAACTTCATATCCTTTATATAATTTTGCAATTTCTCCTCTCAGTAATTCTGAGAATCTTATTACACCAA